TGGAAAACCATATTTGTTTACTAATTCAACTAAATCCATTAATCTCTCCGAGCATCGTTTTTACCATCAGCACGAGCAATACGGTCAACATCAGGTTTAACACCCATAGCGCTCGACATTAGGGTATCAATTCTGATAACATCATGGTTCATTGTTTTAACACGATTGTCCAAGGCGGTAATAATACCGCTCAGACTTTTGACTTGGCCAGTAACACCAGCCAGAATGAATTTAAGAGTTAGGAATACAAAATACCCAGCTGCAAAAGCGGCAGCCATAGGGAATCCTAATTCGGCAACTATCTTAAAAAAATCCATTTTACTATTGACTTTAATTGGTTATTGTTATATAATCAATTAATCATTAGTATAAGTATCAATACTAAGTTATTTATCCAAGGAGAGAATATGAATATCAAAGGTCTTAAATTAATTACTGGAGAAGATGTAGTTGCCGAAATCGAATCTGAATCGGAAACTGAATTTGTACTCCTAAATACAGTAGGTATCACAGTAATTCGTGGTAAAGATGGTCAACCAAACGTTGGTTTTTCACCATTTCCTATTCATGCCGAACAAGTTTCTGGTGCCACGCTTGTAATTTCTAAGCGGAATGTAGTATACTCCTATACACCAGCGGAAGAGTTCACCAAACACTATGAGCAACTCTTTGGTGCTGGTTTGATTGTTCCTCCAACCCCAAAAATCATTACAGGTTAAATTGAGTAATTTTTATACAAATGTTCAGTCTTTTGGTAATAACATACTTTACCGAGGTATTCTAAATGGTAAGAGAGTGAAACAGAGAGTGGAATACTCTCCTTCACTTTTTATACCATCAAAGAGAGTCACCAACTTTACCTCACTCGAAGGTAATTATCTAGACCAGAAAATCTTTACAGATATGAGGTCCGCCAAAGAATACATCAAACAGTTTGAAGATGTATCTGGTGGACCTAAAATCTATGGTCAAACTCGTTTTGAATATGCTTTTATTGCCGACCAACACAAAGGTATGGTTGATTATGATTTTGATAAAGTCCTAATCGGTGTAGTCGATATCGAGGTTGGTTCCGAGAATGGATTCCCTGATCCATATCAAGCAAATGAACCAATTACTGCCATTGCTATCAAATATCTAAATGGACCAATCTATGTGTTTGGTTGTGGTGATTATGAAAAGCAAGGTTCTGAAATATATGTAAAATGTAAAGATGAATATTCTTTATGTAAACAGTTTTTGTCTTTGTGGACAGAAAAGACACCAGACATTCTAACTGGTTGGAACACCAAGTTCTTTGATGAACCTTATATTATCAATCGTTTCCGTAAAATTCTTGGTGAAGATTTGACCAAGAAGTTATCACCATGGAATTATATTGGTGAACGTAAGACTGTTATCAATGGTCGACCTATGATTGCCTATAATATTATGGGTGTCGAATCACTTGATTATATCGAACTATACAAATGGTATGCTCCTGGCGGTAAGTCACAAGAGTCCTATCGTTTGGATGCCATTGCTCAAGTTGAACTCGGTGAAGGCAAGATTTCGTATGATGAATATGATAATCTACACTCATTGTATCGTTTGAACTATCAGAAGTTTATTGAGTATAACATCAAAGACGTTGAGTTGATTATTAAACTGGAAGATAAGTTAAAGTTACTTGAATTAGGAGTAACCTTGGCATATGATACCAAAACAAACTTTGAAGATATTTTTGCTCAAACTCGTATGTGGGATTCTTTGACCAATTCTTATTTGTTTGAAAAAGGTATCATTGTTCCGCCTCGTATCATCAAAGAAAAAGATGGTATGTTTGAAGGTGCATATGTTAAAGAGGTTCAAGTTGGTATGCACCATTATGTCGCCAGTTTTGACCTAAATTCACTTTACCCCCACCTTATGATGCAATTCAATATAAGTCCTGAAACATTGATTGAACCAGAAAACTATACAGATGAAATGCGTGAGATTCTTTCTAATGGTGTTTCTGTTGATAAACTATTGAGCAAATCGGTAGACACATCTAAACTCAAAGGTGCAACAATAACTCCCAACGGTCAATTCTTTCGTACCGACCACCAAGGTTTCTTACCTAAAATGATGGAAGAAATGTATACTGATAGAAGTAAGTTTAAGAAGTTAATGTTGAAAGCAAAACAGGAATATGAACATGAACAAGAAGAATCAAAAAAATATGAAATCGAAAAACGAATTGCCAAATACAATAACATTCAGTTGGCTAAGAAAGTTTCTCTCAATAGTGCTTATGGTGCTTTGGGTTCTCAGTATTTTAGGTTCTATGACCTTAGGATGGCACTTGGGGTCACTACTGCTGGGCAATTAAGTATTCGATGGATTGAGGCAAAGATTAACGGATGGATGAATAAGATTTTAAATACTGAAAATGTTGATTATGTTATTGCTTCTGATACTGATTCAATTTATCTCCGAATGGGAGAATTGGTTAACAAATTTATTAAAGATAATTCCGACAAACAAAAAGTAATCTCATTGATGGATAAAATCTGTAAAGATAAGATTGAACCTTACATTGATGCTTCTTATAAAGAGTTGGCCGATTATGTTCACGCATACGACCAAAAGATGCAAATGAAACGTGAAGGTCTTTCTGATAAAGGTATCTGGACTGCCAAGAAGCGTTATATTCTAAATGTATATAATAATGAAGGCGTTCAGTATAACGAACCACAGATGAAAGTAATGGGTCTAGAGATGATTAAATCTTCTACGCCTGCTGCAATTCGTGAGAAGATGAAAGAAGCCATCACTATCATGATGAATGGTACTGAAAATGATATTCATAATTTTATTAAGAAAGCTAAAGAAGATTTTATGAATTTGCCTGTGGAAGAAATCTCCTCACCTCGTGGATGTAATGGACTAAGTAAGTATGCAGATTCATTACAATTATATAAATTAGGAACACCAATGCACGTTAAAGGTGCCATTCTATATAACCATTATTTAAAACAGATGAACCTTACTAAAAAGTATCCATTGATTCAAGAAGGTGAAAAGTTGAAATATAGTTATCTAAAAATGCCAAATCCATTTAAAGATACTGTTATCTCTTTTCCTGGTCGATTGCCAAAAGAGTTTGGACTTGAAAAATTTATTGATTATGATGTACAATTTGAAAAGGCATTCTTGGAACCAATCAAAGTAATTCTGGAATGTATGAAATGGACAACCGAAAAAACTAGCACACTAGAGGACTTCTTTAGCTAATTTACAATTGGTATTGTGCCATCGTGTAATGTTGGTTTTCATAGCTAATATTCCACAATGTGCACATTTTTCTTTTATTGAATAATCTCTATGCTTCCAGTTTGTGCTTCCTTTTAAATTATTGCGATGTTCTTCACTTTTAGGTTTTCGCATCTTTTGTTTAGTTTCTTCACTTTTAGGTTTTTTCATTTTTTGTAAAGTTTGTTCAGAATGTTTTCGACCATAAAAACCATTATTTTTACCAGAATTTCTTTGGCCAAAGTGACCTGAAGCATAACATTCATTAAAATACATCGTGGAAGTAGATACCTTTAATTGTTTTTGTATTTTATATTCTTTACTGATAGCTTGACTTCTGGTATTATGTTGTGATATAATATGAGTTCTGAATAAATGTGGATTTTCTTTCTTTTCTTTTAAGAAGATTGTTTTATATTTTTTTGAACTAATAGATCCACAATAACCATTTTTAACTTTAAATATAGAAGATGAACCAATGTAAAACATGGGCAGTAAATTGCCACTATAAACTGTTAAATATACACAATACATTACTTTTACCTTTTTATGAACATTATATATACTATTTATAAAATTTAGGACTTCTTCTCATGATTTACATTACATTTCTAACCGCAATATCATTGTCCGGTATTGCAGCCTATTATTCAATTATTGGATTAGCTGCCATTTTCGTTGGTGCTTTTTGGCCAGTTGTGTTTATGGGTTCAGTATTAGAAGTTAGTAAACTGGTAACAGCATCTTGGTTATATCGTAATTGGAAGATAGCACCAATTTTAATAAAATCCTATTTGACTGTTGCCGTATTACTACTCATGCTCATCACCTCGATGGGCATTTTTGGTTTTCTATCTAAAGCGCATATCGATTCTACACTTAACTCTGGTGCCAATACTGTTGAATTAAAAACAATAATTCAGCAAGAAAAGATTACCAAAGAGCGATTAGATTATTTGTTGGCTCGTGCCAAAGATCCATCTACAGCAAGTGGTAAGTTAGATAAGCAAATTCAAGATACGCAAAAAGACCTTACCGAAATTAGCAAGAAAAAATTACCATTAATGAAAGAAGATATTAAATTATCTGCCGATGTTGGACCGATAAAATATGTGGCACAATTGATTTATGGTGATACAGAAGATGGTATTGATAAAGCGGTTAGATTGGTAATAATGATAATTATGGTTGTATTTGACCCTTTAGCTGTGTTATTATTGATATCATCAAATATATCCATGAATTTAAAACCTGAAACTGGACAGCCAGGTGATTTGATTATTAAAAAAGATGAAATTGTTGGAGTAAAATCTAGTGATATTCCAGTATTTACTGATAAGGTTGAAGTTGAAAAAGAAAACATCACCGAGTTTAAAACAGCAGATTCTATTATTATTGACCCTGTTTCGGGTGAAACTATGCCACCTATTTCAGCAGGAATTAAAACTAAAACATTAGAGCCTAAGTATGATTATGAGGCACCATATTCGTTTCGTGAAAAAGGAAAATAAATGAGTATTCTTGATAAAATTAAAAAGAACAGTAGTATTAAAGATTCAGCTATTCTATCCAAATCAAAATTCTTTACAGATAAAGATATGATTCCAACATCGGTGCCAATTATCAATGTGGCACTTTCTGGTCGTTTGGATGGTGGTTTAACTCCCGGTCTTACTATGTGGGCAGGTCCTTCTAAACATTTTAAAACTGCCTTCTCTTTGTTGATGGCAAAATCTTACTTGGACAAATATCCTGATGCAGCCTTACTATTCTATGATTCGGAGTTTGGAACGCCGCAATCCTATTTTGATTCCTTTGGTATTGATACTAATCGTGTTCTTCACACCCCTCTTACTGATATTGAGCAATTAAAATCCGATATTATGCAACAATTAAGTGTTGTTGAACGTGGTGATAGGTTAATTATTGTTGTTGATTCAATTGGTAACTTGGCCTCTATCAAAGAAGTCAATGATGCCTTAGATGGTAAAACTGTTGCTGATATGACCAGAGCTAAATCTGTTAAATCATTATTCAGAATGGTTACACCTCATCTTTCAATCAAAGATATTCCAATGATTGTAGTTAATCACACTTACATGGAAATTGGAATGTTCCCTAAAGCAATCGTTGGTGGTGGTACAGGTTCATATTATTCAGCTGATAACATTTTTGTTATTGGCCGCCAACAAGAAAAAGAAGGTACTGAGGTTGTCGGTTACAACTTCATTATCAATGTAGAAAAGAGTAGATATGTTAGAGAAAAGTCTAAAATTCCTGTTACAGTTCGTCACGATGGTGGCATTAGCAAGTGGTCTGGCTTACTTGATATTGCGATTGATTCAGGCCATGTTGTTAAACCATCCAACGGTTGGTACTCTAAGGTGGATTCAGACGGCGTTATAGAAGATAAGAAATATCGCATTAAAGAAACCGATACTTCCGATTTCTGGTTACCAATTCTAAAACAAAAGTCTTTTCAAGAATATGTACAAAATACTTATCAAATTGCTTCAGGTAGTATTATGCAAGAAGATTTTGAAGAAGTGTTTGAAGTGGAGACTACTAACGGAGTAGAAGATGATTGAAGGTATTGATTACTGTTTCATTTATCCAAAAGATGATGGCACTGCGGTACATATCAAACTATTAGATGGTCCTTATAAGGACACTATCTTCAAATATGGTAAAGTTAAGTTTGAAGAAAAAGATGGTTTGATGTATTTACTTTTTGCTTATGATGTGATAGAATCACCAGTCATGAAGCCAAAGAANATGGAAAAAGATGATAAATTTAAAAATTACATTGGTGACTTGCTCGTTGAGCTTATGTCTTCCAATATTGAGCAGGAAATAATTGATGAAAACATTAGCTGAATATCATGAATCCATTTTTCGGCCCGACCCTTATGGTTTCGGAACAGGCAAAGTAATGGCTGGAGTTTTATGTAATAAATGTAAAGTAGAACTTTATTATCAAAATCCTAACATGGTTCTTGCTTCTATTCCTCCAAAACGAACAGTAGTTTGTCCGGAATGTCATGATGTGTCCTACAAGATTGAAGGATAAGTTTACAATTATCAAAGTGCCATTGTTTCATTTGTGGTAAGCCACCCATTTTACTACAATGAGGACATTTAATTTTTTGTTTTGGTTTTCCAATTTTAGATTTTGATATATTTTGTTTGTGTTCTTCAGTTAAAGGTGAAACAGGATTAATTCTAGGTTTTCTTAACAATTGTTTTCTTTCTTCACTGAGCAATTTACCTTTAAGTGCTTTACCTAATTGATTACCTTTCATTATAATGCTTCGTTGTTTCTTTTCTTCATCAGACTGTTTTCTGGTCAAACCAAAAACACCTTCACCTCCAAGAGTTGAATTGTACCCATTAACAAAAGTATCATATTCTTGAATAAAATGTGGTTCCATTATTTTTAAGGTATGTTCTCGGTCTTTTGACTGATATATTAGTGTCCATTCAAAATTATCCCAACCATATTTGCGAATGGCATTATAGAATTTATAATTAACCTTTTTATGGTTGGATTTATGGACTATTTGCCTTTTTGGCCATTTGGAATCAAAGCCAATATAAACTTTACCATTAATGGTATTTGTGGCTTTATAGATTGAATATATACTTGACATGGGCTGTGTCCTTATGTTAAACTGTTATGACATAGAGTAGGTGGGTATTCCAGTACCGTGACCTACACCTTTATTTATAATGGAAAGATATGAAATTAGAGCAAGCCATATTAAAAAACCTCATCTATAATGAGGAGTATCTAAGAAAAGTATTACCATTTTTAAAATCTGACTATTTCTCCGACAGAACGGAGAGGACATTATTTGATGAAATTACATCATTCACGGAGACTTACAATACTCCACCAACGGTTGAAGCACTTAGTATTGCCGTCAAAGAAAAGACCACTATTACAGATGATGAAGTTAAGGGATGCGAATCATATCTCGAAGAAATTAAATCTAATCGTACATCAGAAACCGAGATTCAATGGCTTGTTGATAAGACCGAAAAGTTTTGCCAGGAGAAAGCGATTTACAATGGCGTATTACGGGCTATTTCAATTCTCGATGGTAAGGACAAA